ACTAGAGTTATAACACAAGAACAGAGAGATAGAATGGTAGTAGCAAGAGCAGCTAGAGGAGCTAAGAAATAATGGTAACTATTGGTGTTAAGAAATTAAGAGATGGGATTAAACTGCCTGAGTTCAGTACAACTCATGCAGCAGGTGCGGATGTATTCTTACCTGATGATGTTGAGTTATTCCGTCACCACTCTTACCATATCCCATTAGGGTTCTCTTTAGATATTCCTGAAGGGTATGAAGTACAAGTAAGAGCTAAGAGTGGTTTAGCATTGAAACATGGTATTACACTTACCAATGGAGTAGGTACTATTGATGCTGATTACAAAGGTGAAGTTGGAATGTTATTATCTTTCTTTGATATTAGTTATGACTACCCATGTGGAAGTCAAACAGTTGATGTTATACTCAAGAAAGGTTCTAAGATTGCACAGTTGGTAGTTGTACCTATTACACCTACTGAATATGTTGAAGTACAAGAACTAACAGAAACCAATTCTAACCGTATAGGTGGGTTTGGTTCAACAGGAGTTTAATTATGTATATCATCTTAGGAGTAGTCTTCTTTATCATTGTATGTATGTTAGGTTCAGCAGGACACAAGCAACGTATGCAGAATGATAGGAAGAGTAAAGAGAATGCTAAGAACATCTTCAAAAAGAAAGCTGTGAAGCTATTTGACCAGTATCAGCAACAACTAGATTGGATAGATAATAAATGATAGATATTGAATTACCAGCACCCACTGTGATATTACATGATTATGATTATATGTTCTTTAAAGGAGTAACAACATCTAATTATTATCAAGATAATAAGGATAATCCTGATATTGATTTACTATCTCATATTGATGAAATAGATGAACATATTCAGAATATAGATAAACAATTAATGGGTCCTCTAAATTGGATGAATGCAGAAGTAAAGAGATTTATTACTGTTAAAGACGATAAGAATGAGTATCACAGACATAAGTTTTATCCTAATTATAAAGCTAATAGGGTTCAGAAAACTGTAACTCCAGCCTCTATTTTAAATGATAAAACTCAACAAGCAATCAAAGTGTTGAAAGATATTTATAAATCAAGAGGATGTCTGTATACCCCTGGAATAGAGGCTGATGACCTTGTGGGGAGTGGGATTTGGACAGTACTAACTGATACCAGTTATGTAGTAATAGGGCAAGACAAGGATTTGCGAACACTTCCTAATATATACTTCTATGATACATATAAGAATACTTATACCTATAATACTATAGATGATGCTACTTACTATACACAGTATCAGATGGTAGTAGGAGATAGTTCAGATGGTTATCCTGGAATACCAGGCATAGGTGATGCAAAGTTCCCTAAACTATTTGGTGATACTGCACTACCATGGGATGAATATATCTCTATATATGTAGAACTTTGTAAGCTTCAGAAGAAGGATGAGTTCTGTAGAGATAACCCCTACACCTATATGGCTCTAATGTATAAATTAGCCCATATCCTCCATCCAGGGGAATTACTGGATAATACTACAATTAAATATAAATACCCATTCAACTACACTGATGATTATGGGTGTCCAATGGAGAAATAGCCTATGTCAGCACCAAAGCTACCTAAGATTGCAGACCCTAAAGAGATTGCCCCTGCACCAGTGGCTTCTGCTACTGCCTTAGATATTAACCCTCAAGTAAAGAAGAAGAAGAATCTGAACAAGACTCTGTATTACTTACGAACAGCTAATGATGCTGGATTAGGTCCATCAGCATTAGGAGGTAATTAATGGAACATGAGATTCTAAAATTAGTCAATAAGCGTAGGAAAGACCATAAGAAATCTATTAAAGAGTGCTATGATGAAGCAGCTAGATATAGAGCTTACACCCTTACTAGAGCTATTGCTTGTGATAAATATGCACAGACAGGACTATTCCCATTAGTTAAACCGTCTACTGATGGTAGTTGGGATATGTCTGATATGAGGAATGAGAGTGTTTCTCCTCGCACTTATGAGGGAAACTACCAACTCCTAGAGAATAGCTTATCTACAGATAAGTATGCTTTTGAGCCTAATGCAGCTATTGGTGTTAATACCATGTGTGCTAAGATTATTGAAGCTGTCTTCCCAACTGTTGTCCCTTACTTTGAACTTAAACCTTCATTAAGAGACCAAATTAAACTATCAGGGAAGATTAAAACTGAAGCTATTCAGAAGGTAAATCAAATCCTCCAACAACAATCTGATAATCAAATGAATCAGCAGATACAATCAGGGCAACCTATTACATCTCCTATTACCTTTGACCTCACCAATGGGGAGCATATCAGTTTATTAAATAACACATTTGAAGAGTTAAAAGCAGACCAAAGACAAGTATATAATGATTATACTTTACTTGCTTTTGATTATATTAAGAAGACATTTCTCCCTGAATATCAATATATGTCTATCCTCCTCTACCTTGTAACTGGTCCTTTCCTATTGTATATGAAACCTGACCCTATTGATGAGGCAGATGCTAGAGAGAGTATCAAAGTAATTCCATTAGATAAGTTTACCATTGTAGATGGACCTGATGGGAATATAGTAGAAATCTGTATTCGTGAACAGTACCATGTAGATGCAGTCCCTGAAGAGTTATGGGATGCTATTGAAGCTGTAAAGAATACTAAGTCTAATGATGCTCAATATGATAAAGTTATTACTATCTATGAAATGATTAGGTTTAAACAAGAACCTATCAAGAATAAAGATGGTAAGACTACTGGATACAAGAAACTATTCTGTTCTGAAAAGGAGTTTGAAGGGTATGCTCTTCCTGATACTTATTATGAAGGACAAGTGGATGACTTGCCATATATAATCAATAGACCTTTACTTGCTTCTACGTCTAGTTATGGTTCACCATATATGGCTCAATTTATACCATTACTGGAAGATTCCACCAACACCAAGAACCAACTTAGGACTATCTTATTTAATGCTGCTGCATTTAGTATATTTGTAGACCAAGCTTTCTTGAAAGAACATGAAATTGATGATATTCTTTCCATGAAGAATAAAGTATTCGCTACGGCTAATAACAATGCTAAAGATGCTGCTCATGGTATGCACTTCAACATTGGTCCTGAACTTCAAGTAGCTAGTAATATGTACCAAGAGTCTATTCAAATTATTCAATCTGCCTTTATGCAGAACTCTTCTGCCCAGCGTGATTCGGAAAGAACCACTAAAGGGGAGATTATGGTAGTTGTAGATGAACTCAAGAAAAGAATGAGTTTAACCTACACCCAACTTGAAGGGTTCTCAGGGGAGATAGTTAAAAGAGCTATTAAACAAATGAAACACCTAGGTATTTGGGATTTGAAGAATAAAGTAGAACCTCAAATTACTATAGGTATTGGTAAAGTAGATTTAAATCAGAAGGCTGATACATTCATTGAAATGTTAGGGATTCTGAATCAGTTATTAAGTCAGTTAAACCCTGTATTATTACAATCCTTAGATGTTAATCATTTCATTGATATGGTTATGGCGTCTAAAGGATTCCAAGCTGATATGTTGTTAAGTGGGAAAGCAGTATCTGCTGGTTTAGAACAGCAAGTACAACAAGTCCAACAGCAACAGCAGATGATGCAAATGATGCAGGCTGTACAAGGTAAGCAATCATAAATTAAGGAGATATTATGAGTGATACTATCGAAACTACAAATGAACTTTCAACCCCCATTGGGGATGGAGAAGGATTACCCACCTCAGAAGTTAAACCTCAAGAGGGAAATCCTACCAACATCGAAGATACCAGCACTACCCTACCAGGGGAAGAGACTGGACATAATGAGCAATCAACTACAGAAGAAGACACAACCTCAGAAGAAGTGGTGGGAGACAGTCCTACAAGCGATGACACTACCGATGAATCCATTTCTGACGATTCTGTAAGTGGCTTCCAACCACCCACCTATGAAGAACTAACTGGTTTAGGCTTAGATGTTAAGAACGAACTTGGCTTCCCATTTAACTTATTAGACATGGATAAGTATACTGATATTTTCCGTGAAAGAAGTATGAATGATGAAGAAGTTAGTGGGATTAAACAAGAGATTGTAGATAATATGACTAAGATATTAGCTAGTCGTAATATCTCTGAATCTGAAATTGCTACCACTGCTGGTGTAGTATCTGCTTCTGTAGATAGTTACATTGGGATGGTTGGTAAGGGATGGGAATTACAACGTGAGCAAGATGCAGCAGAAGCTGTACAGCGTGAGAACTACATCACTTCTATTCGTGAATCCACTTCCCCTGAGCAACTAGAGAAAGCTAAGACTTTACTTGAATCCTTAACAGGGCAAGAACAATTAAAGTTTGAAGACTTCTTATTAAATGATTATAAAGATAACCCTAAGTTAGTTGATAAACTAATTGCAGGGGATGATGTAGTAGATGAATTAGAACAGGCTATTCAAGCCTTTAAAAATAATCCTAATACATTAAAGAACTTCCTTAAAGATTTATCAGGTCCAGCTAAATCTAAAGCAGCTCTAGTAGAGTACGCATACAAGGAATTGGGCATGACAGGGACTCCACCTACTAACCCTACAGATTCTGATATTCAGAGTATTGTAGAGCAGATTAGAAATGTGAAGGGTAGTTTATTATCAGGAAACTTACCTAAAGGTCTCATTAATAAGGATATTACAGATATTCTGAATAAAATAAATAGGTAGGTAATCCTACTATACAAATAATAGGTTATTACCTATTCATATTGGAGACAATTAAATATGACAGTTTACGCACACTCCGAGAGTATTCGGCTTGAAGCTGACTCCCTCTCACAAATTATCAACTTCACCCAATTAGATATGGCAGAAGTCATCGCTAACGGTGAAACTGGTACTCTATTGGCTGATGTCAACTTGGAAGTAAAAAACTACTACCAAGATAAAAAGACAATGAACAAATTGTTCCCTGTTAAAGATGATATTGAAATCTTCCGTAGTACAGCTCGTACTCGTAAGGTCAATGCTCAATACCAAAAGTGGAATGATACGGCTGAACAAACCTGGAACTACTTCCAAACGTCTAAAGATTCTGTTCTTCGTAAAAAGAACATTGCCCCATGGCGTATTGGTATCGCTCAAACGTGGTACAACAAAATGTTGGAAGACCGCAAGCGTGGTAAAGTAGGTCCTGCTGGATATGGTACAGAAATCATCGTAGCAGTTATGAAAGAGCTTATGGATGACCGTATGCTTATTGAAGCTCGCTATTGTGTAGATGCTTTGTACTCTGCTGCTTCCAAACCTGCTATCTTCAATGGTATCGGTGATGGTGTTAGTTCTGACTTGAATGCTTACAACTACGCTGCTATTGGGGCTATTTGGTCCCCTTCAGGTGGTAAAGGTTCAACGAACTTCAACCCTCTTATCCACATGAATGCTCCTGTAGCTGGTACAGAAAACGATGTAGCCGTCAGTACGAACACATTGTTGTACATGATTCGTGAAATCGCTTTAGATGCTACGAAAGCTGGTGGTACATTCTACACGACTCGTGATGGTCTTCGTGTCTTCATGCGTCTTCGTGAAACTCATCCTGAGTTATTCTCTAAAGACTATGATGCTCCTTTTGCAGGTGGTATTGCTAACGTAATCGCCCCTGTATTGAGCTTCTACAATGGTGCATTTAATGTTGCTGTTGTTGATGACTTGAACCCTGGCAACCGTGTATATGGTACTGGTGAAGCTGATACAGGTTACTTGGTTGACTCTACTGTTGACACTCGTAACGTATTTGGTTTCTATGTTAAAGGTACGCCGATTGTCCAACACAAATGGGCAGATGAGATGAAAGCTGGTACTCTTGGTACTAACGACATCTTAGAGAAAGTCTTTGCATTCGACTATGTTGATGAAAAAGATAACGACCGTGGTAACATTATCGTTGTTGAATCAGCTTACCGTTTGGTAAACGAAGACCGCCTCCGTGGTGCTTTGACCTACTAACAGTTAGTTATAATGGTGGGTATTTATTTACCCACCTTTTGTTTAAAGGAGAAAATAATGCAGATTTTAAGAGTTGGTTCACCTAACTTAAGTTATAACATTCCCCATTTAAAAGCCCATACAAAGTTCTATTTAGATGGTGTGGAGTTCCACCCACCTAATACTGATGTAGACCACAGTTTTATTCAAATCCCCCCTGTTAAGGATAAGTTTGAGAACTACACGGTTACAGAAGGTATCTTACTTTACATTGATGAAGAAGAATCTTCCTCCACCAATACTAGACAACCTAGAGTTGATGCGAATGGAGAGCCTATCCCTTCTGATGTTAAAGCTATTGAATCAGGTTTAAAGAATAAACTTGCTAGATACCAAAAGTATGTAGACTTTACTCGTGGGACTAAGCAAGTAACTAAATTAAATGGTGAAGTGGTGACAGGACCATTAACTAAAAAAGAAGAAAAAGAAGTAACAGTAGAAGAAGTTCCCTATACTTGGGAAGACTTCCTATTGGAAGTATTCAATGTTACTGACCCTGAGTTATGGTTACACCAAGAAAAGAAAGCTACGACATCCCAACTAGAAACACCTGAACATACAGGGACTAGAATTGGTATTAGTAGAGTACTTTAATCGTTAATCTTAATCTGCCTTAGTGATTTAAGGCAGGATAAGCTTAATGTAGGTTTGAAGGAGATTATTATGATTACCCAACTGCAAATTAACTATATCTACTCTTTATGTCAAAAGGGTGATATTCACCAAATGAACATAGTAAAGTTTACTCCTAACTTTACAGTGGGGGAGTTCTTTCAAGGTATCCCACCTGCTAAGTTCAAAGAGATTAAAAAAGAACATATCAAGAACTTGTTTAAAATGGCTACTATACTTCAAGAGTTAAGGAAGTCGTTATTTAAGAATAAGTCCATTATCATCTCCCCTCAAGGTGGTTGGAGAGATAAGAATACTCAAAGATTATTAGTTAAAGGTGGTAAGGGGGCTATCAAGTCTCAACACCTATTAGGTAACGCTGTAGATTTCAATGTTGTAGGGATTAGTGCTAAAGAAGTACAACTCCTCCTTCGACTTAGTAAGTGTAAGTATGCAAGAGGGTTAGGATTTAACTTCACCCATCTTGATGGAAGAATTGGAATAGGAGAGTTCACTTATGGGTAGATTAGTTGTGTATTACCCTGGTATGTCAGCAGGTGAGGTTGAAGGGGATGATTATCTAGTCATCAAAGATACATTAAAGACTAAATATAAAGCTGATGAAGTTCAGATTATTAATTGGGAGAAGTGGAGAGATAGGCAACCATTAGCTAGATTCCTTGTGCAAGGATTAAAATTAGGCTCCTTATTTGCTAGACTACCATTAACCTTAGCTGAACCACTGATAGATATGTTATCTGACATTCCATCTGTATATAAATATGTTAAAACAGAACTACCCCACTATGATGTAGTTATTGTTAAAAGGTATATGGAAGAGTTACAGAAGAGGGTAGAGAAGGAAGTCGAGATAGTATTTGTAGGACATAGCTTAGGCACTGTCACTGCATTACAATTATCTCAATACTTTCAGGGTCCTCAACACTCAGTGGAACTATATGCTCCACCTATAGGGTTTAAAGGATTCCACCACCTATTCAGACCTATCTTAACTAATAAGATAAAACAAACCATATACTTAGGGTTATATGACCCATTGACTAAATTGATAAATCCAAAGGATTTAGAAGATACCAATCCGCAAGTGAGAGTCCAACTTGTTGATTCAGGTCACGATTTCTTTGAACTTACTTCAAAAGAACCTCGTGTTGTTAGTAACATTGGACTTGGTAATTTATTAAAGAAATTGAATAAAGGAAACACATAATGGCTACTATTGCTCGTGTTGGCGTATTCGCCTTTGGCGGTGGTAAAACACTTCCTATTAAACCTATTGTTGCTGCAACCTATGAACGTACTGTTACGACTGGTGTAGTTACTGTAACTCTTACTAATCATGGGTACAAAAAAGGGGACCAAGTCTTCTTCCGTGCTACGGCTGGTACTACCCCTCCTATCTTAGGATTGTACACCATTACTTCTGCTACGGCTAACACCTTCACCTTTGTTGATGCTGTAACTGTTACGGCTATTGCTGCTTCTACTGCCTGCTTACTTGGTGGTGGTGGTTATGGTGGACCTGGTTTAGAATTACTTGGTATCTTTGAAGATGCTACGCAAGCTGCTGCTGCTATCACAGCTCTTAAAGCTGGCACATTGGCTGGTCAAGGTTCTGTTGTGAACTTTGAGAATGGTATATTCTTAACAATTCCAGTAACTGAAGATTATTAATTGATTTTAACCTCCTATACCATTTCTCCTTGTGGTATGGGAGTATAAAGTTAATTACAGTGGTGGGTTCGGACTTATTTGGGTAATCCAGGTGAGTTGACTGCGACCCACTTTTTAAGTGCATCTACCTATGGTAGAAAGTATTCGGATAATACCTCCTATTCATATAGGAGGTGTAGTCTGTTAATTACAAAACGTAATAAAAACAACACCTGTATGCCTCCAAATAATAATTTGGTCACTCTACTACCTAAAAGTAATTTAGACACCGTACAGACTGTAATACATTACACACAGTGAACATATAGAAAGGGTTAATCATGTCTGCTGAATTAGATATTATTAACAGGGTATTAACCCTCTTTTACCGAGAAACATTAACAACACTGGATTCGATTAGTTCTGAGATTAATCAGTATAAAAATGTCTTACAGACACAACATAGACAACATCAATCCATGGCTAATATGTACACTAATCAATCCTTACTGCAAGTGCAAAAAGATGAGACGACAGGTAAGTTCTTATTACCGTCGGATGTTATTGAGTGTCTTACTCAAGGATTCACAGTAATTAGTAATGAGTTGAGGGAAGTAACACCTATTCCTCAAATAGCTAAAGAACATGGTGCATCTGTAATTCCATGGGCTACTGACTTCTTCAAACCTTTTAAACTAACTTCCTTATATCCTACTATCACAGTAGTGGTAAGGAGGATTACTCCTTTAGATGATACATCCCACAACTATCGAGATATGATAGCTGCTGCTACAGCATTGGAGTGTTATGACATCAGTGGTGACTTATCGAGAAAAGATATATATGAACGAAAATATGCTCAAGCACTTCAACGAGTACAGTCAGATGAGTTTCGATATAAGAAACTCAACTTACAAGCGTTGAAGAGTTATGGGAGGGTATAATGGCTAAAGCTAGAGCTTCCGCAGTTACTCAATTTGAATCCTTATCATTCCTTCAAGGAATTAGTCAACAAGCTGCTCCTATTGCTGCACCACTTACCGTGGCAGATAGTAGGAACTTCTTATTCGACCCTATTGAAGGGGTATATCGTAAACCACCTATGAAGAGATTATACTCTGTGGTTAATGATAATATACCTCGTTATACTTTTATCTCTCCTTTCACTGGTAACTTAACATTGTTGAAATTAGGTAATCCTATTACCATGTTAGACTTAGTTACTGGTAATCCTATAACAGTAACCCAAGCTGCCTCCACCAATAGTTATATTGCAGGTGGTGTAAGTTTCACAGTGGTAGGTGATTATATCACTATGTTCAATAAAAATAAGAATGTAGTTGTTAATTCATTAAACCAAACCACTACAACTAAAGCTGTCATCTTCTGTAGGGGTAGTTTTGTTGCCTCCACCACCTATGAGATATATAAAACATTCAAGGGTACAAGGACTACTATTGCTTCTTATCATACTGGGTCATTAACCCCCGATACTATTGCTACTGATTTAACAGCAGATATTGTTTCTGCTGAACCTACATGGGGAGCTGTTAGGAGTGGGTCTACTATTATGTGTGACCCTAACCCTGGTAAGACACCATCCAGCTATGTGATTACTGGTACACAATGTACAATTACACAACCTGCCCATGGTAGGACTGTATCCTCTACTGTAGATGTAGACTTCACTACTGGTTCTAACTATACTAAAGGTATTAATGGTATCTATACTATTACTGCTGTGACTACTAATACCTTCACCTTCACCCATACTGCTGCTGAGACTTCAGGGGAATGCTTATGTGATTATACTAAGCTCTCTGTATCAGATAAAGCTGCTGGGGATGTCATCAGGATTTGTCAACGGTCAGTGGAGACAATCTCCCAATTACCTGTAGATAACTTTGATGGTTTTGAAATCTTAGTATCAGGCAGTGCTAACAATGATGATAGATACTATGTTAAGTTTAAAACTACATCAGGTAATGTAAGTGGTGTGGGGACTTATGAAGAGTCTTCTAAACCTGAAGATAGGTTTACATTTGATGCCACTACCATCCCTCACGGATTGAAGTATAACAATGATGGGTCTGTTAATATCATTCCTTTACCATTAGATACTAGACGTTATGGAGATAAAGATTCCAACCCTCACCCATCTTTTGTCGGTACATCCATTAAGGATATGCAGTTACATAAGGGGAGATTAGGTATTCTTACCAATAGAGGTGTAGACTTATCTGATTCAGGTGATGTATTCACCTACTACAGAGATACAACTAAAGTCCTTAAAGACTCTGCTGTTATCTCTCTATTAATTGGATTACAATCCTTAGATGAGAAAGCATTATACCTATCCTCCTTCCAAGGGGAATTGTTAATCTACACCACCCAAGCTATCTTTGCCTTATTCACTAACCAAGAAGATTTGACAGCTTCTACTGCTACTATTAACAAACAGTCTAATGTAGCTATTAAAGATGATGTTAGACCTGTAGGTATCTCCACCTCCTCTATTGCTATTACCCCTGGTCAAGCAGGATTGAAGGTTATGGAGACATTTAGGCAAGAGGTAGGGTTATACGTTACCAACTCCTTATCTGATAAAGTACCTTATATTATCTCCCCTGATTGCTTTAAGTTAGCAGCCTCCCATAGATTATCTATGGTATGGGTGGCTAATGGTGATAACCTAATTAGTTATCAATACTTAGTATCAGGTCAAGAGAGAACTCAGCAAGCATTTGGTTTACATAGTCATCCTTATGATACCCTCACTGATATGATACTCCTAGATGGAGAAGGATTATTGGTGACAGGTGGTATTATTGGGGATACTTATTGTATCCATCAAATGAGTTTGAATGTGAATGATGTATTATCTACACAACTCCCATACCAAATCCATATTGATGACCAAGTCGTCTGCAATCAGAATCCTGTTACTACTCCACACCCATTGTATAGTTATAATACCACTAGGGTTGATAGAAGCAGCATCCTGACAGATGATTACCTATCAACTCCTTATGAAGCTGTGGGATATAACACCACTGATGGAGTCTGTGTATCTGTTACTCCTTATATCACCACTAACTATATCTACATTCCTACGGAGTGTAATGAAGTAGTTTTTGGTAGGGATAGTTATAGTTATCTTAAACTACATACTATCTATATGGATAATCAAGGTGTTAAGAACTTACAACCTATGCAAATACATAGGATGGCAATCAATACTATTGATACTGGTGGTATTCAACTTAAAAAGACAAACAATGTAACTCAAGCTGTCTTTACAGAGAACAAACTAGCTTCTAATATCAACACTCCTTTATCCTATTTAAATAAACTACAAAGAGCTACTAAGCAATTTGTATTTGAAAGAATTGGGATAAACACTAATGTAGATGTTGAAATTGGTTCTGTCAAGTGGTTCCCTATTACAGTAGGTAAAGTTACATATCAAGGAGAAAGTCATGGTACGGTCTTTGGAATATAAGAATACCACGATAGAAGAAATGCAAGATTTAGATATTACATCTGATGATATGAAAATTGGGGGTGTCCTAGATAGGGAGACCTCCATTTCCACCTTCACCCTAATGTTACTATCCAATAATAGATTTGCTAGGACTCTCTATCATTGTGGTCAACCACTGTGTGTGGTTATGTATGTTGATGGTGTTGGAAGTATCTATAAGCTGAGACAATCCAACCCTGTAACATTAGTTAAGAATATAGATTCAGTGGTGATGACAGTAATGAAGTTACTATTGAAATATAAAGTAAAACATATTGAAATTGAATACAGCAATAAGAACAAGTTTACTCAGAAGGCTATGAGTTACATGGATGTTCTAGCTGTTAAGAATGGGTTCAGAACCTATTATAAACAAAATAAAAATACAATAGAATATAAGTTGGAGAGGGATTAAGGCTAATGATGATGATTGAACCCATCACAATGAGCATTATTGGTGCTATTGTTAGTGCGTTAATCGCTGCTGCTGGCTCCACTGCTGCTGCTGTCTCTGCCAGTCAAGCAGCTAACGCACAAGCAGCCAACCAACAACGTAACCAAGCTTCTGTTGTTGACCAATATAGAAGGTCTGTTGTTGAAGCAACTAAACGTAAAGCACAAGAAGATGCTAAGTTTGCTGAACAAAGAGATGCCGAACAAAGAAATAAAATGCAAGCATTAGGTATATTAGAGAATAGAGCTGGTGCTAGTGGTCAAATAGGTAATTCTGTTGATGCCTCATTAGGGGATTTATATGCTTCTATAGCAAGACAAGAGAACATTGGTAATTACAATGAAAAGATTTTACAACAGAATACTGAAGGTGAGTTTAGGGAATTAGGTAATAGCTTTACCTCTACCTTCAACTCTGCTGGTTCTGTATTACAGAAACCTTCTTTCTTAGGTCAAGCTTTAGAAGTAGGTGGAGCCACTATTCAAGGTGGTCTAGCTGGCTACCAATTAGGTAGTGGTATCGATAGTGCTAACGCTGCTCGTAAAGCTACTGAAGCTAATAATGCTTATCTAGTTAATCAAGGATTAGGTAAAAGCCTAAATACATTTAAAGGTATGTACAATAATAGACCGTAAAGGAGGTTACAAATGGTAGATAGAAATCCATTGGGTCAATCACAAGACCCCCAACGATTAGTCTCTAATGTGACTCCTGTGGCTATTACCCCTGCTCAATATGGAGTAGATACTTCATTAGCAACAGGTATGGCTAAAGCTAGTCAATTCTTATTGCAAGCTGCGAATGTTGGTACTCAGATTGCTAACAATAAACAAAGAGAATATGAAGCATTATTGAAAGACCAGGGGACTGCTATCGCTATAGCACAAAGAGATGTTATTGCTCCTGAATTAGGGAATACCATTACTGGTTTAGATGATGTAAGTAAACAGAAACAAGAATTAGAGAATAGACTTAATAAGGATGCTAACCTTCCTGCTTCTGAGATTAAACCTTGGGACCAACAAGAAAGTATTCAGAAGTCTAAAGATAAAGAATCTTTATCTCAAGTTAATACTCAAATAGAGAATCTAACAACTAGAGAATCACAATTAAAAGCAGCAGCTACTTATATTCCTAAAGGAAATGTAGCAGCTAAAGCTTACTTTGAAACTAAAGTAACTGGTGATTTAGGAGCAGCTACTTTACAATTAAAGACAGCTATTGCCTCTAACCCCACACTCACCCCTGAACAAATAGATAGGCTCGGTCAGGGTATTAGGAGTCAATACACTAAAGCTTATTTGCAAGCTGGTAGTTCAGAATCTGCTGAGACCTTCACTAAAGGTTTTGACTCTGTATTCAATAATATCATTCAAGACAAATATGTAGATAGTATTAACTTAGTTCAATCTATGGCTACTACTGCTGCTATGGAGCAGGGGTTGCAAGTCTTAGGTAATAATACTAATACCACTACCCCTAAAATAATCACACCTATCTCAACTCCTGGCTTACAGAAACAAACTGTAACTGCTGCACCTCCTGTGGATGGTAGTGCTAAATTAACAGGTAAGTTTGGTGATAATCGTGGAGACCACAATCATAAAGGTATTGACCTAGCTATTAAAGCTGGTAGTCCTGTAAAGGTTGCAGTTAGTGGGACAGTCACTAAAGTAGGTTATGACCCTGGTTATGGTAACTTTGTATTTATTAAGAATGTAGATGGTAAAGAAACTAGATATGCCCACTTAGAATCTTCTAATGTCCAGCCAGGACAGAAGTTAGGTAAGGGTGTAGTGTTAGGTAAGGTAGGTAGTACTGGTAGAAGCACTGGTCCCCACCTCCACTTTGAAGTTAGAGATGGTAGGGGTGTAGCAATAGACCCTATTAACTATATCAATAACCTCAACATACCTCCTGCCTCTAAGACTACGGCTATGGTAGCTACAGGTATGGCAGCAGTGGAGAAGGCTAAATATGCTACACCGAGTGTTCAACAAAATCTTCGTAACACTTACTTTGTAGATAGTATCTCTCAGATATTCAAACTGAATGGTGCTGAAAAAGGAAGTAAACCTGCCACTGACTTGATTGATAATGGGTTTAAACAACTCATTGATAGTGGTGTAACTTCTGATAGAGCTTCAGATATTCTTCAACAGTTTATTAAAGCTGCTAAAGAAAAGGTAGCTAAAGATGGCACTGATTTACCAGCTCAACTAGCTTTAAGACAACTACAAAGTTATAAGAATGATAATGCTATAACTAAGTTCTCTACTTATGAGATTGCTAAAGCTAATCGTGAAGTCCAACTTAGAGATATTAATACTGCTCAGAATAATGCTAAAGATGCTCAATGGTTTAATGAGTATAAAACAAGAGTAGCTAATGGTGAAGACCCTGGTACTGCTGCTGCTATGACATCACAGATGTTTGGTAATCCAAGTAAGAATGTTGATAAATGGGTTACTCTCCACAACACTGCTAACAATCAAGCTATTGTACGTCAAAACCAACAAGAAGGCATTGCTAGACAAGAGAAGAATAGACAAGAATCTCAGCAAAGAGCTGATGAGAAGGCTAAGAGAACTATTGTTGTCCAGTCATTAAAAGGATTGAAGACTACAGACGTAACCAATGTAGTTGGTGAAATAACTAACTCCACCTCCGCTATATTAGGTAGAGTTGAAGAGCTTGCTCAATCAGAAGCACTTGCTAATGGTACAGATAGAGCAACCTCTATTAAGAAGGCTGCACAACAGTTAGGTATTATATCCCCTAAATCTAAAGCACAATCTCCTACTACCAACAGTGGAGGTTCTAATAAAGCTTCTACAGTTAAAAAAAGTAATTCGCAACTAGCCACTGGCTTGTAAGAAGGAGATACACAATGGATGAACAGTTAAACCAAATGGGTACAGAAGCCCAACCTTACCGTACTGGTATTACTGTTGATAGTAATATGCTTGGTGGTACAGGTATTGACTTGCAAGGTGGTGGAGATGGTATTGGTAATACTTTAAATGGTATTGACCTCACTAACCTCCTACAACAAACTGGTGTTCAATCACAACCTCAAGTAACTAATGAAGGTCCTACTCCTTTAGATGATTTCTTAGATGGAGTAGGTACAGTTGTAGACCAATCTACTAACTTCAATCAAGGTGGTCTAGGTTCTGAATATAAACAGAACATAGGTATGCCTAACTATCTATCACAAGCTGCTGAGATGTATGCTAAAGATAATGAACAGTTAGCTAAAGCATTTGGTTTGTATGGTGGAGTAACAGGTGGTATTACAGATACTGATGTAGCTGTAAAACTAGATAAGCTACCTACTGAAGTATACAACCAACTACAACGTAACTATGCTGATTTACTCAGGCAAGATGCTGCTCAAAGACTTACTCCTAACTTTCAAGAGGAAGGTATTGGTCAACAGGTGTTGAAGGGTATTAATACTGCTTTAGAACCTGTAGCCGCTATTGGTAGAGGTATTGAGAATAGTACAGCTAAGCTTATTGGTTTAGGTGCAGATGTAGTAGGATTAGGTTCCCAAGCTATTGGTTCACTTATCCCTGGTAATGATGTATTTGAAGACTTTGCTAAGTCCTCCTTTGATACGGCTAATGAGTTTAACAAATATGGTGGTAGTAAGTTTGTAGATATTAATAAATCTATTGTGGATGGTAGTCCTTATGATTGGATGAATCCTAACAACTTCTCCACCACCTTATTCAATGCTTTATCATTAGGTTCTGAATTAGGTTTTGATGCTTTGATTGCTATGGCTACTGGAGGTGGGACAGCTTCTGCTAACTTCTTCGGTAAGACTGCTATTAATACTATGGCTAAACAAGCTGCTAATACTTTAAAAGTAGGTAACATTGGTGTAGCTAAAGCATTGCGTAAAGCATTAGCTGATGCCACTATTAAAGATATTAAAACAGGTGGTGGGTTATTCCTACCTGGTATTGGACAACTCTCCTCCTCTCAAGCTGTAGCTATGTTACAAGCTGGTGGTAGAGGATTAGCTACTGCCCTTGCTATTACTCCTGCTGCTGTATTCGGTACAGTACAGTTAAGTAGAGGACCTATTCCTAACGTATTCAATGCCTTCCAAGAAGGTGGTAATGAAGAGTTAAGGAAGACTGACTTTATCTCTACTGCTAATAGAGTAGCTCAAGATATATTAGGTGAAGTAGTTGTAGCTGGTGGGTTAGGTGTAGCTGCTGGAGCTATTAAAGCTTTAGGCACTAAGATTGTAACTGAAAGTATTGACTTAGAAGCTATTAAACAAGTACTACCTACACTGCCTGAGAGCAGTGCTGCATCTAAAGTTATTGAAACTATGGTGCAGTTGAGACACAATGCTGTTGCTCAAGAAGTATACAAAGTAGCTGATAAGTTTAATATCCATACAGAACTACCACAAGCTAACATTGGTAAAGCAGTTGCTAAGTGGGCTACTGAAGCAGTTAAACCTCCTTCTACTGGAACCTTTAATGTAGGTGGACAAGCTGGTTATCACCCTCAAGTTACTAAACTATTAGATGACTATGCTAATGTTCAGAAACAATTAGTAGAAAACTTAAAGACTGTAAAGACTTCTCAAGAAGCTGAACAGATTATCAAACAAGCAGAAGTAGAACACGCTCAGATAGCTGAATTAGCTAAAGCAGTTACTTCTGAATCTAATGGTGAAATCAAGAGGATTGCTAAGACTAGAGTTCCTTCTAAAGAACTCTCTGAGAGTATTGATAATTTAGTTAGGACTAATAATGGTGGAGTTGCCCCTGTCTCTATAGAGAAGGCTAATGCTGCTGCTACTGTTAATATGTTAATTAAACAAGATACTCCCTCCACCAACATAGCTACACTTACTGAAGAGATTAAAGCTTTGAAGGTAGGTAATAAGAAAACACCACCTAAGAATCCTAAACTATTAGCTCAATATGCTAAAGACTTAGAAACTAATAAATCTTTATTAAAACAGAAACAGTCAGAATTAAAAGAACAGAAGAATCTCCAACAAGCTAAATCAAGAAGTAATCTATTAACTCAGATTATGGATAAGCAGAAAGAGATTCAAGAGATTGTAGAGGGTACTCGATTACAAGTACAAGAAGGTACTGTGAAGAAGAACCTTGCTAAAGCTGAGAAGATTATAAATGCTCATAAAGCAGACCCACAAGGCTTGTCATTATCTAAGAAATTAGAGGAGGCAGGTATTCCTTTGAAGCCTGCTAAGAAGGGGATGAATACTAAGAATAGATTATATCAACTTACTACAGAAGATGTAGAACTATTCGATACCAACCATCCTGACTTATCTACTTTATCCATTAAGGATAAGAGACTGCTAGCTTCTGAAGAACTTAATGATTTAACGCCTTTACAACTTAAAGAATTAAACAATGAGTTAAATCGTATTTATGATGATTCAGAGGAAGGTGGATTATTAGGGAGGAAGTTATCTAAACTTATTCCTGATGATAGTATCTTTAGACCTGAATACACATCTGATAGTGGTATCACTACACTCCTCCCTGAAGATATGTTATTGAGTCTGAATAAATTAGAATCTCAGTATAATGAGTTAGCTGATATTGACTTACAATTAGCTCAAACTGTGGGTATTAGTAATGATGCTTTAAACCTACAACGTACTGTTATTGCTAATCAGATTGCAGATTCTGTATCTAAGAAGATGGGTGGGTTTGAACTAAACCCTAAGAAACTTGTAGAGAACTACAACAACTCATTAAGGGAATCAGTTCCTGAAGAGTATCAATACCTTGTACCTACTCCTGAAGCTCAAAAGGCTATAGTAGTTAGTGGTAATAAACAGAGAATTGTTAATCGTATTCAACAAACTGATTACTATCAATCTCTTCCTACTGCTGAGAAATCTGCTATTCAACTAAAGTTCAGAAGTAAAGGCAGTACACCTAATGATGCTCAAAAGTTCTTAGATGATATTTTATCAGGTAAAATAAAGGATACTCCCAATGGGGAAACAGCAACAGTCAAAGTTGAAAAGGTTGACTCAACCAAAGGTAGTCAAACCAAAACAGACACCAAAACCGAAACCGAAGAAACCACCATTCAACCCAACACTCCCTCGGAAGTCGGAGATGGCTTAGATAGTGAATACTATACTAATGAAGATGTAGTAGGTGTTGTAAATAACATCTCAGGTGGTGCTAATGTTAAGGCTAGTAGGTCTGATATAGATGCTGCTGTAATGAACATCGTCAATAATAGTAGGAAGAATGGATTAGATTATGAATCTACTATCCACATCTTATCTCAATTCTTTGAAGATGTCAATAAGCAGATGAATACTCAAACTAACTTTGGTACTTATGAAACACCTAATGCTTTATCTCGTGGTACTATTAGTAGAACTGCTGACAGACTAGGTATTAACCCTAACTCCCTTATCCACTACATCAATCAAAATGTAGTAGAGGATGGATTACAGAAGGTTTATAAAGCTGAAGCTGTAGCTGCTATGGCTAACCACTTTGATAATATGTTGAAGGAAGCTTTAGATGTAGTAGGTAAAGCTGATGATGCTGAGTTCTTACAACGTCCTTACAACACCTTCCCTATCTCAGGTAATGGGGGTAAGAAAGCTGAACCTGGATTATCTCCTACTGACAACTTACTAGATGTTATTAGTCGTATTGAATTATTCACTAAAGTAGTCACTCCTGATTTACAGAAGATGGTAGAGGCTAGTGGATTGTATGCTTCTGATTTGAATGAATTAGTTAAACCATTACAAGAAGCTAAGAAAGCTAATGCTTTATTCCAAGACTTTATTCCTGATATTGCTGAAATAGAAGGAAAGAAAGTATTGATGGAGAATCCATCCCCTGATGTTACTTCTACTAAATCTTCTGTATTAGCAGATATGTATAAAAAAGAAGAATACCAAACAGATGAATTAGTCCATAGTAAAGTATTAAATACCTTAGTTGATGGTAAGAAGTTAGCTAACCAGCAAGATACATTTGCTGAAGTAAAGCACGTCTTAAAAGATTTCAATGCTGTTAGGGTTCAATACTCTAACCCTCTTAAACTTCAATTAGGAATGGGTATAGGTAAAGCCCTCACCTCTTCTATTACTGCTGGTTATAATGCTGGTGTAGATGCTACTGTAGCTGCCACTATTGGTGCTATGGTCCACTCCACTAATGTTGTAGCATTGCAGTTTGTAGGTGGCTTTATGGGAGTCCTCTATAACTTACAGAAGTTTGGGGGTGGTATTATCAATACTGCTGCTGCTAGAGGGATGTATGCTTTCACTAATAAGAACATATACAAAGAAGCTGGATTTACACAAGCTGCTGCTGTTTATGAATCACTGGCAGAATTACAAGCTGGTATGAGTGCATTCAAAACTATTGGTAATACATTTGCTGCTGCTGTCAGAGCTGTACCTCAAGGCGGTCACCCTATGACTGCTAGACACTCAGGAAACTTAGAAGCTATATTCAAAGCTTCTTCTAAACAGTTTAAAGAGGGTAGTTTAGGTTATAGTTCATTGAATACCTTTGGTAAGTGGTTGGGTGTAGGGCAGAAAGCTTATGCTACTCCTATCTCCTTCTTAGATAGTTTAATGACTATCCACACTGCTAAAGTTAAATCTAGGGCTGCTGTATTACGAAATGTAATGATTTCTCAAGAGTATAAAGAACTTAACTTAACTCCTGGTACTAAAGAGTGGAGTCAGTATGTTAATGGTAAAGTAGATGAGGTTATGCCTAAAGACTACTTTGTATGGAATAAGGATACTAATGCTTCCACCCATGCTGTTACCTATACTGAGCCATTACCTAAAGTACTTCGTGCAAATGAAAATGCTTGGGAAGTAATTAAAAGAGAAGGTGTAGCTAGAACATTCTTTGGGCTTACTGATGAGATAGCTCAAGTTGGTGCTGCTATTGCCCCACCTCTTAGACCTTACTTCACTTTATTCTCTACTGTTGCAGGTAACGTATTAAACCAATCACTTGGTGTAGTAGGTTCTCGTGATGGTATGGTATTAGGTAAAACTCTTAGTGGTGATGGTACACTCAACTTTAGTAGTTGGGCTGAGAATTACTACAGTAAACTTGCGGATAAAGATACCTATGAAGCTATGGCATTTAGTGCTGGTAATGTAGCTTTAGGTTTAACAGCTCTCGGTGGTGCTTGGTTATTTGCTGAGCAACATAAGGATTGGTTAACTAAGAAGGGGAACTTCCTCCTTAATGAAGAAGATGACTTCCCTGGTATTAGACTCCTCCAACAATCTTTAGGATATGAATATAACCCTCTTACTGGTGGTTATGATACCGCTACTAAAGTTAGAGTTGGTGATTCCTTGACTGTAAACCTATCTCAAATACCACTACCCTTCCTACTCCCTGCTATTAACTTCTATAGAGATATTACGTTAGTTAATGAAGGGTATAGTGAGCAGTTGAACAGTAATGTCGATACAAGTGGTAATGTGCTTGCTGCATTAGATGCTGAAAAAGAAGCTGGTTATGGTTTAGCTATGCAAAACTTCTTTAGAAGTGTTCTACCATTAGATTCTGCTAAAGACTTGAAAGAGACTGGGAAGAATCTCCTTACTGATACTATGAAACTACATATTCAGTTGAATGATTTATATAATGTATTCAGTGGTAATAGAGGAAATGAAGACCTATATGACCCTATTACTAATGTGGCTTTAGGTATGGCTGACCCTTTAACTCAAGAACTCCTCCTCCATGGATTGGCTTCTAAAGTGTTCCCACAACTACAGGAAATATCTGTTACTTCGTTAAAGTTAGATACTCACAGTGCTAAAGATTTAAAAATCTATGAAGCTGCTAGTATCTTAAAGACTGGTACTTCAATGGATACACTGATTCACTACCCTGGTGTATACTCTGTAACAGGAGACCCTAGAGTAGCGACTCGTTCTGCTTTTGTAGAACAGAAACCTGGTGCATCGGCTGATGTTGGTATCCAAGAATTAGATAGATTAAATAAGAGGTATCCTCTTTCTAAACTAGCTGATAACTTAGTATTCAACCTACACCCTATGGGTGGTGGTTCAGTACAACCATCTCATACAGTATGGGGTGGGGTTAAGGGTATCAATGGTAGTCACATTGTAGCTGCTACTTTAAGGAACTATAGACTAGGTAATAACTCTGACCCTCGGTCAGCTTTATACCCTTACAATGGAAAGACTCTCCCACAAGCTTTGAGAATCCTGATAAACTCTGAAGCTTATAGGAATGCTCCTGATGCTTACCTAGATGATAAAAAAGTCTTAGGTAATCCTGATGAGAGTAGGGAAAGAGAATCTAAAGTAACAATGGTTAAGACTCTGTTTAATGTTTACCATGAACGGATTAATGACTTGTTATCCTCTGACCCCTCCCTATTTGTAATAGAATCTTCCAATAGTAAAGGTACTAGCTTAATCCCTATTACTGAAGTAGAACAAGACCCTGGTGTTGATAATAGACCTAAAGGTTTAAGAACAGTACAACCTGTACCTCAACAACAAATAGATGATTTTACTAATAAGTTAATTAATAACACTAAAAGTGTTTTATAAGTAGTTATTGAATCTTCTCTCCCCTACATAGATACTTATCTATACGCTCAGGGGAGCATAGATTTAATACTCAGTCGATACTCTATCAGAATCGCCTGGATACACGCTAAAACTATACCTGTATGAGGCGTAAATACATTTTAGGTACTAAGTGTCCAAAACTATATTTTGGAAGCTCCTAGTGTATGTGTATCATAACAATTATTCTTGAGATAGCTAACTCGCTCACTTCACTTGTGAAGTTAGCTGTATTGCTCCACAAAGTGAGCGGAAGGAACATTATGACATATAATCCTATCACATATACCGCCAGTGGTGGTCAGACAGTATTCAATATCCCCTTCACCAGGATTAGTGATACTTACATTAAGGTAGCTACTAAATTAGTTGGAGCTACCAACTATATTACTCAAAGTGTTAGCACTAACTATACTATCGTAGGGAATACAGTAGTATTTAATATAGGTTTAGATTCAGGTGTAAAGGTACGGATATGGAGAAGTACCAATAGAGCATCATTAGTAGATTTCAATGGGGTTAATAATCTTACCTCCTCTAACTTAGGTTTAACCACCACTCAGCAATCAAATATAGCAGAAGAGGTGGAGTCAGACTTAGATGATTTGAATGCAATAGTGGATGGTATTGTTACTTCTGTTGTTGGGTTTGACCCTGATAATGTATCTAATACTTATTTAGAATTACAGGGGGATGTAGCTGCCTATGCGGCTGATGTAGCTGCCGCTGTGGCTGATTTAGAAGATGCTGTGGCTGATTTAGAAGATGCTACCACATCCTTTGCCGCACAGACTACCCAAGTAGCTACTAATACTACCAACATAACTAATCTCATCAACCAAGGTACTTTACCTAATGGGTATGTAACTACTCCTGTACCTACCTACACCTCTGCTAGAGTTGTAAACTTTAATGGGATAGCGGCTGCTAGGACTACAGACAATGTAAGTAACATTGTATTAGCATCTTCTAGTCGGAACTTAGACTTAAACACTACTGGTGCTAATGGTTTAAATACTGGTACTGTAGCTAACAACACTTGGTATTATGTTTACTTATACCAAAATGGTTATGTTGCTTCTACCACTAATAATGCTACTACTTTAACTATTGCTTCTGTATCCCAAAAAGTTGTGCAGTTGCCGTTGACTTTGAGAACTGACGGCTCGGCAAACATTCTGCCGTTTGTGCTTGAACAATGGAATGGTAAAACTTCTTCAATCCGATATAGAGATACAGAAGAAACAAGTGCGTATCAAATACTTTCAGGTGGTACGGCTTCTAGTTTTACAGCCGTTAGTTGCAGTTCCTTTGTCCCCCCAAATAGCCGTGTAGCGTTTATAAATGTAATGGCTTCGGGTGGAGGTGGCGGTGCAGCAGGGACTGTATGGACGAGGGAAACTGGAACAAACATAACAATAGGGAAGGTCGTGGCTAGACAAAGCCTAGATTCGGTTAGTGGCTATTGGAGGTCGGACCAAATCTACCCAAACACACAAACTTTAAATAGTTCCCAACAATTTGACTATAGACGTAATGATGGGAACGCAAGTATGCATGTACTAGGCTACACAATCAACTTATAAGGATTTTACATATGCCATTTTACGCATTTACTAATTTAACTAATAATACTTACACCTCCTTCAGGATGGTGGAAGCAGACTGGGAGTTGGGAGTTGATGAAACATTAGTGGAAGCTAACTCCTTAGAAGGTTACTCTGAAGCTATTCCACCTCCTCCTCCTCTATCAATAGATAGTAAAAGACTCATCTTAATGGAGCAATTTAAAGGCTTACCTGAATTAACTAGGAGAGTTTTTAAACAAACAGCTTTAGATGTAGAGGGATTTCTACGCTTAGAGGATATTAATAATGCTATCTTCTTCTTAGAACAAGCTCAGTTGGAACCTAATGCTGATACAGTTTTAATACAAAATATGATTAACTTCTTAGGAGAAGACTAATGACTACAACCAATGTAAATAATATCAGGAGTGGTGTTAATAGAACATCTTCTTGGAACAACTCTGCTGCCTCTACTTCTGTAGTGTTACTGCCCCAAACAGGTGGGAGGATTCCTACTGATTTATACTACCAAGTAACTGGATTTAGCTGTGTACCGACTAATGATGCTACCCTTACCCTTATCTCAGGTAACTCTACTAATGCTTCCACTGATAAAGTGTTGTGGGAGACTACTGTAAAAGCTAATACGAGAATTGACTTTGTAGATGAGTTCATTACTACAGCTATTGGTGATGCTTTAAAGATTACCACTACTGCTGTTATTGGTAAGTTTACATTAGTGGTAGAGCATAAGTAAAGGAGTTTATAATGGCTTTACTTTTCACTGACGAGTAGCTTCTCTTTATCTTCTGCTATTACTGGTGAATTAAGCTATACTGAGGCACAACAAGTACACACCTCCTTGTATAAGATTTATACAACAGGTTATTAAAAGTAAGGAATTACTATGGAAATAAAAAGTGGTGATATAGTAGCATTAGCTCAATCACCAGTAGCACTAGCATTAATTGTTGCTGTGGTAATCTTAGTAGGATTAATGCCTATCAAAGACTCCACCACCGCTATTGTAACTGAATTACATGATGTGAATAGTAATATAGAAGAACTAACTGACCAAGTCGGAAGACATGAGAAGTTATTAGCAGACTTATCTGCAAAAGTAGATAATTTATCAAAGGAAAGAAAATAATGATTTCAAAGTTTAAACCAAACTTCTTACAAGCTAAGGTGACCCCTGAGTCCTTCAATCTTACTGGTGATGCGTTACACAACACCTTAGTATTACAGAAAGCCTTTAGGTTTGATGTATTAGATACTGATGGTATTACACCTGTAGGACGCTACATCTATAATGGCGAGGCTATCCCTGGTGGTACTGCTGTATCAACAGCAAATACTTTAGAGTTCTATCCATTCATTGTACAGCAAGCTATCTTTGTAGATAAGATTGCATTCGGTACAACAGCTACTGGTACTAATGGTAACGGTGTGGTAGGTATTTATAATACTAAGGATAATGTTCCTTCACAACTTATCATCTCTTCAGGTGCTAAAGCTATTGATAACACATTAGCTTCTACTACTCTTACTTCAAGAGTATTGCTAGTACCTGGTGTATATTGGGTTGCTCGTAATACGTCTTCTAACAAGACCTTTACTGCATTCCCTACAGCACAGGCTCACCTATTGTTAGGTGCTGCTATTACTGACTTAACCACCTTTGCTGCTGGTCCTACTGCTACTGGTTTATCTGTAGCATTTACCTACACTGGTACTCTACCTACCACTGCTCCCTCTGTAGCAGCAGCTACATTCTTAACTACTTCAGTTCCTGCTGTAGCTTTAAATGTAGTATCTCTACCTACACCTGCTACCGTTAAACGATAGTTTACTCTGATTTCTCCTCGCTTAGCAATAGGTGGAGGAGAAGACAGAATAAATCGTTATGATAGATATACACTGTATGCTCTTGAAATATCTATTTGGACACTTAGTGCCTAAAGTTGATTTACGCAGCTCACAGCGTGTTATTTACAGAACACAGAGAACATTCGATGAACAGTTACGAAGTAACTTTCATCCATGTAACCATTATAATAAGGAGAAAGATAATGGAAAGAGATTATGATTATAATCCCTCTATAATGAGGTTTGATAAGTTTGCTGTTCATTGTATGCAAATTAGAGGGTTTACTCCTTCTGATATGCAATTAGATGCAATTAAATGGCTTACATTTGGACCATATACAGAGGCAGAGTATATGGCAGTGGGTAATAAACACTACTACCCTGAGTTAAAACAATTACTAGGGGTGGAGGGGAATGATAATAACTCCATTATTAAATCCTATCATAAAACTCCCCTACTCCTATCATCTATAACAGGATTGTTTGACTTACACCTATCTTTTATTTATCTTATCCATGCACTTACTTTAGATGCAGCTAGGAATGTTGCTAAGGAAAGAAGGTTAATGGCTAATGACTTAGTGTGGTTAGCACCTAGGGGTTGGTTTAAGACTTCACTCTTAGCTATGTATAATGCCTATTGGTTATATATTGACCCTGCTGTAAACATAGGTTATTGTTCTAACTCTGCTAACACCACCCATGCCTTAGTAAGGGATGTATTAAACCTTATCCTAACTGTACCTGATTTAAAACCACTAATACCCTCTACTGATAAGAAGGATAATACCCATCAAACTCAGACTAAACTGAGGACTAAGTATGCTCAACCAAAGGAAGCATCCTTATGGACTGTACCACTCACTGGTAACTCCACTGGTCTTAGGGCTAGGGTAATGATAATGGATGACTTAGAGACTGCTACTACCTCCAACACTGAGGATAAGAGAGATTTCCTAAGGAGTAGGATAGTAGAGTTCTTACGATTATCTGATTCTAATACAGAACAACAGAGATTGTTAGTAGGGACTCCATGGAATACTGATTCTGTATACTATTGGGCTTGTGATACACAAGAGAATGGTGGGTTAGGATTCAAAGGAAGAGTCTATACTGCTAGATTTCCTAAACTAGATGAAGTACCTGATTATAAAGGATTACTTGCACCATTTATCCTCGATAAGATGCTTAGGGATGATTCAATAGTCGGTACTATTACTGACCCTCAAAGGATTAAAGAGTCGACACTTATTACCCAATATAGAGCTTCTAAAATAGATTATTATATGAACTATATGATGAATCCATTTATTAAAGCTACTGATAACTATGCTTTTAGCTTAGAGGATATAGGGTTGATTAGGTATAAGAGTTTAGATTGTTACCTACCACCATTCCTTGTAGATACTCAACCTCATACTGCTAAACCTGAGTTAGTACCCTTTGCACCTAATAAAACCTCCCTACACCTTATCTCTCCCAACCTACAATCTACCTCCTCCTACTCCGCTACCTCTAGGATTCTCTATATTGACCCTTCAGCTACTGGAGAAGATGAGACTGCCTATTGTGTATTAGCTGTAGTCAATGGTAACTATGTACTGGAGAGAGTTGGTGGTTATGTAGGTGGTGCTGATGAGTATACTTTACAAAGTCTATTGGATTGTTATAACTCCTACTCTGATGAAGAGGGGCGAAATAAAATCACGCAAGTAGTCTTTGAAAAGAACTTTGGTGCTGGTATGTATAGGAAACTATTTGATGCTTACACTGAGAAGTTAGGTTCATTAGTTCCCACCTATGACCATCATGTATTAGGAAAAAAAGAACAAAGAATCTTTGATACCCTAACACCTGTTGTTAATGGTAGGAAGTTCTTTATTACAGAAGAATGTGTATTGAAAGACTTAGCTGATTATTTTGATACCAACCACTCTATTACTACTCGTAATTACCTAAAGCAATATACCTTTATGTATCAACTCACCCACTTCTATTGGGGTAAGGGGATGAATAAATCTCCATTTGGAGTATCAGGACATGATGATAGATTAGATGCTGTGTCATCTGCTGTATTGTATCTTGGTAATCTTATTAGACCTACTACTGATGAAGATAAAGCAGAGTTGTTAAGGCAAGAGCAAAATAACTATGAACGATTTAGGCAAGTATTTGGACAGAAAATAGCTGATATTCGATATGGTCATTTAAGTCCTGATAAAATACCTAAATATGCTAGAACTCCTACACCTACTTCTATTGTACAGTTCAGTTAAAAGAAAATAATCCCGAACGGTACTATTTGCTTAATAATCTAGTGAAATAATAGTAAATACTCCCTATCGGGATTATTATAATATCAACCTATAGGTTTACAAATTATAGTGGTTTGTCAACTTATAGGTTACTATTTCTAAAAAAAATTGTAGAAATTATTTAGAAAAATATCTCTGAAGTAACCCACCCACCCTCCAATCGTTTATTCCAAAAACCCCCCATATCGGTTACACAACATTTAGATATACTATACAGTTGGTGGTAGTGAACATATAATATAGTAATCATACAATTGCATACGCAATCAATGGATTAAACT